CAATGGAATGACCATAAGCTTTGTTACCAAATACGCGCTTAACCGTAGCGCCTGATAAAGCCCGATAAGTTTTAAGAGGGAATTGCCCCGCTGAGTAGGTTCTCGATGCAGGGCGAATAGAAGGAAAATCAGCCATTAACGGATGCCAATGCGAGAGCGAGTGGATGGGCTTTGTTGTATCTTATCAAGGGCCATATTCATTCCCCTGGTAGCACCGCCCGCAATTGAAGCACGGCGTGTTTCAGCCATTGCAACCTCTAATTGCTCACGGCTTACATACTCTACGCCATTAATCTTTGTGCTTTCAAACTTAAGCGTAAGCGGAGCTGCTTGTGCCATGCCTGGTGCATTGCGCCCCATTAAGTCACGAGCAGAACGTTCGCCGTTAATTTGCACTGGAATGGCTCGGCCATTTGGAAGGGGAACAACAGCTTCGTTGTAGCGCCCTTCACCTACAAGGCCAAGAGTCGGGCCGGACACCATGCCGCCGTCAGCAAAGGCACGGAAACCACCAGGGGCAATGCCGCCGTTGGCAAATGCCATGCCAGGAGGCAATGCAGAGGCTGGAATGTCTACGCCTTGAACAATAGAGGAAGACGAACTGCCTCCTCCTTTGAACATGCCACCAATACTGCTAATACCACCGAGCAAGCCGCCAACACTAAGAAGAATGCTGCCGATTCCTCCAAGCGTATTGGAAGTGCCACCTTCTTTGATTTGGTTAATACCAGCGGCAATGCCCATGATGGAGCCAGCAGCGATGCCGATGCCTTGAACTGTTGCGCCCAATGCTTTTTGCCAATTGATATTGGCCTCTGCAGTTTTTTCTGCTGTTTGATTCACCGTCTCCGCGACGCCTTGTGTGGCAGTGTTTAAATTCTCCGTAGCGGCGCCGATGGATTCCTCAAATTGCATTCCTGCGGGCATCTGGTCAATTGGCACGTCAATACCTTGAACAATGGCGGAAGCACCTGGCAATGCATTGGCGGCGGATTGGGCTGCACCTCCTGGGCCACCAGCCGCGCTTCTTATTGCAGCCGCGTGACCTTCAATTTTCTGTTGTGTTTCACGCGCTGTTTTTAATTCCTGAAGCTGTTTTTCCGTGGCGGAAAGTTGCTCTTTGCGTTTCGCTTCTTCACTGGGCAGGCCAAATATTGCACCAAGTTGATCCTTGAAGAATTTTTCAACTGGCTGCATTGCAAAGTCAAAGAACATGGTCAAGGCTTGATCAGCCAAGGCTTCCTGGGCCTTTTTGAGTGCTTCCACCGAATCGCCGCCTTTGGCGATTTCTTTAAACATATCACTGTATGCGCCCGTGACGCCTTCCACCGCCTGATTAATACGCGTAGAAGTTTCTTCTAGAGCTTTCAGCGCGTCAGCATTTTTCATTGTTGCAATAGCGCTTTCGAGAGCAGCAATTTGATAAGCTTTTTGTGCTTCAGTTAAGTCTTGCAACTCTTGCTTATTCTGCGCAATAGCCTCTGCATTACCTTTTAAGGCGGCGGTTTCATTTGGAGTTAAAGCGATGCCATCCTTTTGTTTCTTTTGCAGGGCCGCAAGAGCCTTTTCATAGTCTTCGGTTTGTTTTTTGTTCCTTTCAATTCGCTCTTGCATTTCATAATTAGCCTTCGCAAGATCTTCTTGGTATTTAATGTATTCTTGCGGCATTCCTTGTAGCTGTAGATCATTTCTAATCTTCATTAAATCATTTTCAAGCCTTTGTTCTGCGACCGGGAAAATAGTATCAATATTTGCCTTGATCAAAGCGCTGCGTTTTTTTAGGGCTTCATTTGTGGCCATAATTGCAGTGCGTGCAGCCATCTCTTGCTGCGTGGCCATCTGTGTTTGTTCTACTTGCAGTTTGCCTACAGCCTTGTCCGCACGACGCTCTCTCGCGCCTGTTCCTCCTCCAATGCCAAGGATTGATTGAACTTTGGCTGTAAGCTGCTTCTCCTGTCCAACTGGCACTTGGGCACCAGGCACGTCAAATGCAAGGCCAGCATAATGAGCGGATCCAGGGGTGTGGCGACCAACGGGGCTTCGTCCCTTGAATTCTGTTACCTGCACACCAGCCTTGGTAAGCTGCTGATATGCAGCCTCTGCCAATGCGCGAGAAGCAAATGCAAGATGCTCGTGATAATTGCCGCCACCATGGTCGGCCTGGTAATAAGGGCTAGAAGGATCTCCCGTGATATATTGAGTCATGCCACTTGGCAGGCCTTTTCCGCCGCCTCCACCTCCGGCAGCAGCAGCAGTATTTTCCGCCGCCCTGTAGTCCGCCACGGCTTTAGCAGCATCTTGCTCTGCCTTACGGATGATGCTGATGCGGTCAAGCTCTAGTTTCTGTAAATCTTGTTGGAATTTTTCTTGACGAGCTTGGATTGAATTAAGCCCTGCAAGCTCGTAGGAATTGCGAGCATCAATCAATGCGAGTTGATGCTGGAAGGCTTGGTCGTCAAGAGACATGCGACCTTCCGTGATTGCTTTGTTAAGTGCATTCTGAGAATTGGCGGCATCAATGGCGGCTTGCTGCTGCTGATTTGCAAGCTTTTCTGCTCCAGACTGCCCTTTGCCATCTGCAGCACCGGGTGGAATGTCTTTCAATTGTTGCCTACTAGCATCAATTTGACGCTGCCTATTTACAGCCACTCGGGATGCCTCTGCAGCCGCCTCATCCGCCTGGCCAGCCTCATTGAGTGCTTTAATTCTTCCTTGTTGCGCAGCTTTTAAATTTGCATTAATTTGCATTTGGCCACCAGATGCAACGCCGCCCATGTAATTAATGCCAGATGCCAATCCGGTCCTTTGTAATGTCGCATATTCTTCCTGGGTAATTTTTTGCGCTCCACCTTTCAAGCGATTAAGAATGGCTGTGGCTTTTTCAATGGATTGCAACTGAGTTTCAATTTCTTGCTGTTTAGTCTGAGCGGCGGCAATATCACCAGCTTCTGCAGCCCTATTTAGTTCATCTGTCAGGCCAGCAGCCTTTCTTCGTGCATCATCTGCAGCGCTGCCAATATTTAAAAGTCGTTGAGCAACAAAATCAAGCCCAAGCAAAACTGCGCCTACGCCAAAAGAAATCAAAGTAACCTTCAATGCCATTGCCGCGATTCTTGCGGCATTGAAAGCGGCGGCCATCGCGTATATCCTTGCAATCGCGGCGCTAATGCTGGCAATCCATCCTTGAATTTGCGCAATGCTTAATGTACTCATGAAACGAATTATTGCGGCAGTTGCTTGCACAATGCCAGTGCTGACTAGTAATTGAAACGCACCAGTCAAAGTACCAACAATCGTTGCATAAAGAGCCACTCGTGCTACAAAAGGAATAGAGATGAAATCAAGAACAAGCTTTGCCACTGTAGTCAGTGGCTGTACCAGCACGCTAAGAGAAGAAATAAAGCCTCCAATATTTTGAGCAGCGGAAACGATAGATGGGATAATATTTTTTAGTGTTGCGTAAAAATCTTGAGCCCTGGGAGTAAGCAGATTAAAGCCTTCCCCACCAATAACCAAATTATCGGTGAAAGCCTTGATGACATCTGTTGCATCTTTGATCATGCTTTGCACAGCGGGTCCGACGACTGCCGCAAAAGCATTCACCATTGGCTGCAAAGATTCATACATCGTCTGCAAAGAATTTTGCATGGCGTTCATTTGCCCTTGCAATGTTTTGGATGCTTTTGACGCAGCATCGCTAAACTTAGTATTCATCAATATTGCTACATTCTCAAGGAGCACTTTCATCGCGTCGCCCTTGAACATTCCATCTTCTAGAGCCTTGGTAAACTCTGTCATGCTCATTTTTGCTGCTTCGGCAAAAAGTGCAACACTGCCAGGTAAAACGTCGCCCAACTGACCCTTGAGTTCCTCCGACATGACCTGGCCTTTGCTGGCCATTTGCCCAAACGCATAAAATACGCGATCCACTTGATCAGCGCTCAGCCCAAAAGTCGCAGCGGCTTTAGTAATGCCACCGAAAAGATTTTGAATACTGCCCGGATCGAAACCAGCAGGCTGCAATGATGCAAATAATCTCGTGAAGCCTTCCCTTGCACTGTCAATGGGGATATTTAATTCTTTGATTGAGTTTTCAATAAACTTTAACGATGGGCCAAATTGCCCTGTTGATTGAGTGACGGCATCTAGTTGATTGCGAAACACTTCAAGATTTTTGGCTGCCTCAAAAGCCTGTCCTGGTAAAGACGTGAAAAACGCTAATGCTTTATACGCCGTGCCATAAAGCAGCACTTGTTGAGCGGCGTGTCCAAATTCGGCTCCTAAGTCTTTAATCGCAGAAGTTAAAGGAAGAGTTCTTTGATTTAAAAATTCACTGGCGCGTTCCAATTGGGTGGGAAGCGTGCCGAGCATGTGGTAACCCGGAGGAAGTTGCGACGACCGCCCCATCCCTCCACCAGGGAATGCAAGGGCGCCTCCTCTTCCACCATCGCCCCCTCCACCAGTTCCGCTAACTCCACCGTAACCAAAGAAGCCGCCACCTCCATAATTCGTAGTAGTACCAGCAGGTGGTAACGCCGCCTGGATTGGCGCCCCTGGAAGCTGAGGCCCTTGGCCAAATTGAAAGAAGGATCGAGGCGGCGTGGTTGCCATGCCCGCGAAGGGGTTGGGAGCGTAAGGAGACACTGGCCCGATGGAAAGCTCCAGTGCGCGACGAGCTTTATTGATTAAGTATTCGGCAGCCCTGCTTAATGGTGCCTGTTCCATTCCAATCTGCGGAGATTGAATCGCAGGCAAACCCTCAAACATTTGTCTTGTCATGCGAGAAGCACTTGTTTGCCCTGCCGCAGGAAGAAGGAGTTGACCAGCTTGCTGCGGATCACGCACTCGCTCATAAAGCTCACGCGCAGACGCGCTCATGATCCCTTTACTTAAAAAATCAGCTAAAACAGTTCCAGTCTTTCCGATCCATGGATTTGTTGTTCCTACGCTTTTCGTATACTCCGTAAAATCCTTGGCAATGGCCTTTAGCAATGGATCAAAAGCTTTTCCCTTGAGGTCTAAAAATTTCAGTCCCTCTTGCTTAAACTCCGCTTGTTTATTGGCAGCACCAATTAGATCAGTGGTAATTCTCCGTTCGGGCATCATGCGCAACATTCGTTGAGCAGCGCGAGGATTTTCTGTAAGATTTGCTATGCGGTCCAGCATCTCATTGAGATTGGGCATAGAACGCGCAGCGCTTGTTTGCCTTTGTCCCCTGAGAGGCTGCAAACTTGCTTCAAAGCCAAGTCCTTGCTGGTATCTTCCACGAGCAATCAACTCCCTAATTGCACCTAGAGCGGCAGAGCGATTGGCTCCTTGTGGATTTTGAGATTGAAATGCTTGTAGAAGTCGCTCAACTTCCTGTCTATTTCTTCCCGATGGCAAGCTAGCGGCAGCTTTTGCTAACGCCTGGGCATTTGCTTTCGCAATTTTAGTGAGTTCTGCTTGATACGCAGGGGAATCTAAAAATGAGGGACGCTTTGCTCGGCCAGCTTCGCCTCCACTAACTCCAGCGGCGCCAGCGGGCGCTATTCCCCCCTTGAGTTTTGTCTCAACTTCAATGACAATGCCAGAAAGACTATCCTTAATGCTCTTCCTGATAGCATTGATATTTTTGACGAGAGGAGGCTTGACTTCAATTGGCACAAAGATTGCGCCTTTTGGTCCCGTGATTTTTGAAATAATATCGCGCCTTGCCTCAGCAGCCTTGGCCCCGGAAATGCTGGATTCAACTTTTACATCAAGAGAAATATCTTCTTTCTTAAGCGCAGCAAGAGTTTGCTTGAAAGCATTCACTTGCTTTAGCAGTGCCTCAAGACTCGTGCTCTTTACTTCTACATCATATTTTTTCCTGCTAAGTGAATTGCTAAGCAAACGCAATTCATTGCTAATTTTGTCTCTCTTAAAGCGAATATTAATATCAATCGGCTGTCCAGCAAGAGCGGACGATGCCTTCTGCAATTCCTGTCTGAAGAAATTAAGGTCAAGACCCACCTTAAGGGTCATATCAGCATTTTGACCTGCCATCTTCAACTACTCGTTATTGTCTTCATTCTATAATCATTGATCCTGATTGCGCCCAGCAAAAGCCTTTAAATCATCAGCCAGCAACGCAATCACTCTTCCATCCATTCGCCTCGCCTTCATTAGGCGCTGGAAGATAATCAAGCTTTCATCTGTAATGCCCGTATCTTTTTTGATCGCTTTGGTATCAAATGGCAAGAAATCCTCTGGCTTCACCTTGGACTTGCGCCCTGCCATCATGCCAGCCGCCATCGTGCCGAGCTTTGCAATGGCAACGCTTTGCACGTTATATTTTGCCACGTCGTGCTTATCAAGATATTTTAATGCACGCTTAATATCAGACAATGGCTGCCGACCAAATTGGTCAGCATGCCACCGCCTGTCGTTGAAGTCAGAAGCCGAAAGCCGAAAATAGATTTCGTTCCAATCCGTCAAGTTTTTAAGCTGGTTACGCGCTCGCGCTTCCAGCATTTCGGCTACTGAGGACCATTCCTCTTCGTCGCTTTTTTTGCTGCCACTGCCTCCTGCGTCTCAGCATTTTGCTCTTCAGCAATAAATTCAACCACTTTTGCAATGGCTTTACGAGGCAGATTTTTGGTGTCGTCCAGTTCCCAATCAGCAAGATCTTGCCATTCACCATCAATCAAACCCTGCCCCCGAGAACGAATGAAGGCAGTCACCATGCGTGCATTAGTGCTTTCCACTGAAGAGCCGCTAGTAATCATGCCCAGCGTTTCCTCGGTGTATTCCGAAAGAAGCTCAGCTTCCGTAATCGAACCACCACCGCCTTGCAACAGCCCAAATGCTTCGTCAAGCGGAATATCTTTGGCAGTGGCGATCTTCTTGGCAAGCTGCACGGCGCGAATAGTAGCCTGGCTTTGAAGCTTGCTGATTTCTTCCTGCTCGATGGCTTCAGCCACAAGCCAGCCGCCATATTTCTTCATGCGAATTTCCGGCAAAAGCTCAAAATAGTCTTCGGCCTTAGTCTGCAGAAGGAAGCTGTATTTGCTCATGATCAAGAACGTTTAACAATGCATTGAATACCTTCACTCTTTCGCTGCTAGAGCGAAATTCTTTAGGCACTTCAACCAGCATTGAATGATTTTCGTTGCTTATTCTAAGTGTCTCTTCGCGGCAAGAAACAAGACACAATATGCCCGCCTCCAGGGCTGTGCCATCAAGAGTGCAATTAATGGCATGAACGCTATTGTCGGCGCTCCATAAATAATCAATGTTCATGCACTGAACGCAAATTTAATTCGGCGTTTTAATGCTAGGCGCACATCACTCGTCTCAAACAATGCTGGCGAAGCAAGTTCATCGGTCCATTGCCGAGGAAAGCCCGCGCTTGTTCCTAGCCCTTCATGTACGTCCACCGCGTAGTGATAGCCATTTTTAGGATTAGTCGCATCCCAAGTCCAAGATGCGACGATGTTAGAACTGCCCAGGTTTATATTGAAATTGTCCAGGCCACTTTCATAAAGAGCCCCCAGGTCATAAATGTCACGGCGGCCTTCACCAATTAAATCACCATTTTTTCTGCGTGTTTCTCTCCCGTATGCCCATCTATCCATGTCCCTAAATTGCTCCTGCCAGTAATCTTTCTGAATATCTTCTGTAACCCAATTCTCAAATGCTTTGGCGAGCCTCGCGACTAAATCATTTGGATTCTTGAATGAGCCGCCAACAATAATTCCACTCATGGCGCTATTAAATTACGCAGGATCAAATCGGGAATCAAAAAACGACAACGTTCGTAAGCCACGTCATCGCCTGGGAAATATCGTGGTGTAGAGTCAGGAAATCTCCTTACCATTCTGTCCATGGCAGTGGCAAGTGTGCCGCTATTGGGCGTAAACTGCGTGAGCACTACTTCCCATACTTGACTTACCTTCACAGTACCTCCCAATGGAGAGCGAGGATTTAGCCGGGGAAACTCTCGCATTGTCACTTCTAAGCCTTTCACCTTCCATTCATTGGGCACACTTTGCCTGCCCACCACATACACCGCCGGAATAGTTGAATTACCTGGCAATGTATAAACACCAATTAAATTAGGCGATGCAGAAAGTAGCTCGCTAACTACTTCCCGAAGTTGTGCAATGTTCACAATAAAAAGCCTCTCCGTAAGGAGAGGCTAGCAAAGAACAATGGAAAGATGAATCAGCTATTGGGAGCCGAAGGGATGAGCGAGCCAGTGTTTTCAGCATTCTGGTGAATGCCAATGCGGCCACGGCTAATCAGATCAAAGGTGCATTCCACGAGGTTATCGGCAGGATAGCTCTCGTTGTAGTTCATCACGCGACCCACGTAGGCCACGCGATCATAGTAATAAGTGGTACCAGAAGCACCAAGCTGCTTGTTGATTTCCACGTACACTTCAGCGTTCTTGTCGTAACGAGCCGAGCTGATCACTTGGAATGCTTCGTCAAAGCTATTGGGCAGGAAAGTGGTGCCATCAACATCCTTCTGGAAGTAGGAAGTGACAGAAGCAGTGGCCTGACTGGTAACAATCACGCTATCAGCAAAGCCGCCGCCACCAAGCAGATAGAATTCTTGGTTGCCATCGTTAAAGGCAACAGAAGCCGTGGTAGCGGCTTGCAGAGTGTAAAGGGTGGGAGAGCCGGTCACGGTGAAAGTGGCGCCGCTCTGAGTGATGACGGGGCGACCGCTAGCAAGAGTGACAGAACCAACGCGCACAATCACGTCTTGGCTCTTCACCAGCTCAGTGGGATGGTAAAGCATGAGAAGATCCTCAATGGAAGGAAAGAATGATTAAGCGGCGCCATGCTTGATCAAGCATTGTCAACGCTTCCTTTGCCAATTAGTCTAAAAATTCCCCTAATTGGCGTGCCGAGGAACCGCCAATAATGAATAGCAATTTCCTCGTTTGGCAACAGTTCAAAACGCCCTTCTCTTCCATTGATTGTTGCTCTAGCAGAATCGCCAGGGACAATTCCTGATAGCGTTAATGGAGAAGTGAGACGCCCCTCCATATACACTGCAGTTTGATCTGCCCCAAGCAAATAATCGTACTGAGGATTACGCTTTTGCCTTAACGATGCGTAGTAAGTGACGCCTGTCGCAGCAGCTACGTAATTTCCAGTTTCGCTATCAAACGCATAGCCCGAAGCCACTGACCATACCAAAGTGGAATTAGCAAGTGGCTCCAGGAAATTGCTCATACAACGAAACCAACAGAAGAAGAAGGAAGCAGATTTAGCATCCGCTTGAACTCTTGACCATATTGAGTGGCATCTAGCCCCTCACCATATACCTTGCCTTCAGTGGCACCAATTTGAATGCCCATTTGAGCAAGCTGAATGGCAATAATGTGAGCAGAAAGAAACTTTACTGCCCTATCAGTTTGGTCTCCAAAAACGTCTTCTGAAGCATCAAAGGTGGCTTCAGTAATGGCGCCATTTACAATCCCCGATGGATGAGGACTGAATTCAGGAAACCGCTCAAGAAAACTTGCATAAGTGACGGCCATAATCAGGCTTTCCCAATGCGAATGTTTTCAATGCGCTTGTTAATAGCATTACGTACGCGCACACGGCCTTCAATTTTTTTCCAGCCATTCAGTTGATCGGGATCATGAATAAGCTCGATCATGCGGATGGCTTCCACCATTGGCATCTGAGAAAGTGTTTGCACATCTTGCGGAATGTCTTCCACCATGATTTGCTCCCGTACTTCCTCAATGGCTCCAATGTTCATAAGGCGCTTGACCGCCCTATTTTCACGAGCCACTTTCCATTGATGCTCTGGAATATCTTGATTAAGACCAGGCGTGAGTTGAATCATGCCAGTTTGCGTAATAATGCCAAACCCGCCTTCGCGGGGCGGGTTTTCAAGTTCGGGACGATAAGCAATGAGCATTGTTCAAAAGAAACAATTGTCCATAGCTTAACGTCCCTTGCTTGACTAACTATCCTCAGGCCGAAGCTTGAACGTAGATAACGCTCTTGGGATAGTACAGAGCCACGCCACCAACGCGGGCATGGGCGGGAACAATGAACTCAAGACCACGCTGTTGGGGCGGGAAGAGTTCCAGCGGCTGAGGAATGTGCAGTTGCAGTTTCTCAGGATCACGCTTATACACAACCATACGGTTGGTATTCAGCACGCTGTTGGCAGCATCCAGTTGGTTGATGGGCTCAACGTTACGGATGTAGGGGTTGGTACGCAGGAAGTATTCCAGCACGGTCACGTCCGAAGAGTCGGAATTGCGAGTGGTGGAAACTTTGTTGTAGTCCTCATAAGGCATGAGGATAGTGTCGGGCTGCTCCTTCATCTTGGAAGCGTTGATAATGGCGCTCACGCCATAGTTCAACAGTTCCAGCATTTCCTGAGCAGTGGTGCCACTATCGGTGAACCACTTATCGGCAGCAACAACGTCCACAGTGGAGTTGTTGAAGAAACCAGACAGACCGACGCTGCTCTCACCGAACAGAGCCACATCTTCCACTTTCTCCTCATAGGCACGGCGCACAGCAGCAGCACGACGCTGCTCCAGGGCAATGTTGGCCATTTGAGCAGCACGCAGTTCCTGCACGGTGTAACCGAAGGAACCACCGAAGGATCGGATGTTGATGCTCTTCTCAACTTGGCTGATATCGGCGCGGGGCAGATCATCAGCAGCATCAGCGATCAGCTTGAACTCACCAGTGGAGTCCATGATGCGATAGGTGAAAGTCTGAGCGCCAGGGCCAGCTTCACTCGTAACAGGCAGGATGGTCGGATACTTAATATCCGCATACTGCACTTCAAACACTTGGGGGCGGATGTACTCAAGCTGACGCTCAAGGAACAGACCCGCATCATCCATACGGAATTCAGACATGGTTAAAGCCTCCTATCAATCGCCAGTGAGGGTAAACGAGGGGCCATTCAGCTCCAGAATCGCAACGCCATCACCAGTGGTGGTGGTCAGATAGCGAGCATTGGACAGAACGGCAGTCTTGCCAGAAATGACGGCATTATTGAAACGACCGGCATACTTCACGCCAGTAGCAGTGTGAATCACGCGCACAGCAGTGGAAGGGTTGACAGCGCCATGCACGTACACGGCAACTGCACCTTCGCTGGCCACGTTCATCACTTGATCCACTTTCACACCAGGACGGCTGTTGGCATCCAAGGCGGTTTCGTCCACATAAGTGAGGACGTTAATGCCCAGGAATGTATCGCCAGATGCGGAAATGGTTTTAGCGCCAGTACCACCAGTGCCAGTGCTGTCATACACAACGCCATTACCAAAAGGAATGACGACGGCAGTTTCGTTGACGCGGGTGATAATGGTGTTATCACGAATGTCGGACAGTTGACCTTCCAGCAGTGCGTCGTGCTCCAGAGCATAAGTCTGTTGCACGCCACCAGCGGAAGGAGAGCCCGAGGCAGAGAAAGTTACGGCCATGATTACTTAGCCTCCTTGGAGATGGAAAGGGGCTTCTTCCAGGCGTTCTGCAGCATATCCATGTAAGCGGAAGGAGCAGAAACGGGAGAAGCAATGGAAGCTACGGCTTTACGCAGCTCGTCAGTGGTGGCAGAGTCAGAACGACCCTCGGAAAGAGTGTCGAACATTGCCTGCACGTAGTCATCGCTCTTCTCAGAAAGATCAAGCTCATCACCACGCACTGCTTTGATGGAATCAACCATCACTTCGCGAGCAGTTTTGCCAGCAAATTCATAAGCAGAATCCAGGACGGGCTTGGCTTTCTCAATGAGAGCCACGCGCTCTTCAACCATGGAATCAAGATTGATTTCTTGAGCAGCAGCAAGTTCGCCTTTCAGCTCTTCCACTTGCTCGGCCAGGGCATCGGCGCGACCCTCAGCGGAATCGCACTTGCCCTTCATTTCTTTTTCCATGGCGTCCATTTCTTCCTTCATTTTGGAAGCCTTGGACATCATTTCATCGTACTTTTGCTTCATGTCCTCGTAGGACATTTTGGCGTCTTCGCGTTCTTTGGTGATCGCAAGAGCAACGCTCTCAGTCACCTCGAACTCGGCGCCATCAAAAACGACTTTTGCCGTCATGAGATGGTCTCCTCCATTAGAGATCAATGATGGGTCAGCAGCATCTTGCCTATCAAGATGAAGCTTCACTTGCGGGCCAGCGCGGCCCCGACGAACAACAGCGATGTGATTGCCGATGATTTCCTTTTGGATGCCATCGTAATGTTCACCGTTTTCTGTAACGCCAGGCGTGGGATCATAATTCACCCTATAGCCCGCGCTTACCTCACGAGCATCACCTTTCATGATGCGCTTAATGGTGTCTTCATCAGTGATGGTCATCACCGCCTTTACGAAACCATTGTCGTACACCACTTCAGTACCACTAAAGCCTACTTGGTAGTCCTTAGTATTCTCTGAATCGAGCAGTACAGGCGGATGCTCAGAAGTGATTGCCTTGCCCGCGAATGAAGCAAGACTATCGGGAGACGCCACTTCTGTTTCAGGACGATATTCGCGACGAATGGAACCATCACTATCTGTGTAGTGTTGGATGCCAGTCCGCGCGATTGAAGCCCACGCTCGAAGATAACCTTCTGGCGTGAGTTCGTATTTCTCAATAGGAGAGAAATCGTATCGGCAAGAAATGGTGCTCATATTCATACTTTATCAAGAAGCAAATGTTATACTTTATAGGCTTATGCAAAACGGAATAAATCATCGTGATGTTTTTGGCGCGTAGCACGACGGATGCTCTTAAACTTCCCCACCAAGAGGCTCGCATTCTCATTGCGAGTCGCATTAAAGAAGCCCGGCTTAATGCCGGGCTCACGCAACACGACGTGGCAAAAGAACTCCACATTAGTCAAAGCTCTTATTGCCGCATTGAAAAAGGCACTGCTCCGCCAGACTGCGTGCAGATTCGCACGCTCAGCGGCCTCTACGGAATTAGCGTGCTATGGCTGATGGGCTACCCATCTTTCATTGCAAAAATTAATTGATTTCTTGGTAAATGCCGTTTATCAAGAAGGTCAATAATCAATCCCCATCATCGTCTTCGCCACGAATGCTGGCAAGTTGATGTTCAATGTCTTCCATAATGTAAGACTTCGCCATCGCCTCAATTTCAAACGTTAGGAACTTTGTCGGCTCAAAATGCTCATCAGGCTTTTCGTAAACACTCATCACATAGATGTGCGTTTCGTCCAGCCGTCCATTCTTAAAACATTGCTTCTCTACCAGCTCCCACCTAGAAGTGTTGCGATGCTCATTGGCGGAAAGAATAGAGAGAGCCTTTAAAAGACCAATGCCTTCGTCTTCTTCTTCGATAACGCGTACGTATTCGCTCATTGGTCTTTTTGACGACTCTCTACCATCTTAATGATGCGATTTGCCCACGCCCTGCCAGCATCGCCGCCCCATAAAAGCCATGCGATATAACCAGCATCATCTTCCCCGCCACTTTTATTCTTTTCATGGCGAGAGAAAAATGCCGACATGCGCTTGATGGTGGCAAAGCTAATCTTGCTTCCGCCCGCTAAATCACCAGCACGAGCAACGCCGCTTCCAATGCCTTGCTTGCCTGCTTCCTGCGTTGTCAAGCCGCCCTTGCCGTGCTTCTTGCGCAGCTCTAGTCCGCGACGAGCAGCAGCCCTTACAACCGCAGGAGGGGCAAAGCTTTCAGCATCGCCCCTCAGCGCTTTTTTCCGCAGGAGCTATCCTCCATTTCTTCTTCCTCTTCTTCCTCCCCAATCAGCTCCTTAAAGAAGCCCATATAGTATTCATCGCTCATATCTTTCTTAGGCTTGCGCGTCATGCCAGCTTCGGACAATGCAATAGCAAGAGCTTGCTGAGAGCTTTTTACAGGCTCCCCGCTGCTGCTTTTGAGCTTGCCACTCTTGAATTCGCGCATCACTTTTGCGATTTTCTTTTGCTTTTCTTTCTTGGTCATCGGTCTGAATTCTTTTTGTCTAGTTTAGCAGTGTTTCGTGGTCATCAATATGCACGTTTTGCTTGGCCGTAACGGAATGCGGCATTTGATCAACAATGCTGGAAAAAATTTCTATATTCGGCTCAAAATTAAAATAAGGGAAATGATGAATGGCGGTACTAACCGCATCTTCTTGACATTGAACGGTGGCTAGAGGATATTCGCATGGAAGCCGATTCGGCCACTGTGCTAAACTGCCCAAGCCAGAAGAATTGAAACGCTCGATAGCAGAATGGAAGCATCGAGCAA